CGCAAACAGCTCCTTGTCTCCACGAATCTGAATAGTCTGAGGCGCTTTACCTGCGATTTTCAACTTGTCTTGTTGCTTGATAACCACAGTTGGCCTAAAGTCAGTGTCTGCTCTATTCAAAGACGACTGCTTTAAAGCTTGAGATCGCTCAGCTCTACTCTCATCGAATAACTGCACACTCTGCTCGTAAAGCGATTGATCTAATCCGACTGGTGTGTCGGACCAATTCATATATCGCTTCAGAGCACGGAAACACTCATCTCCGAATTCCAATTGATTCGCATACTCGACATAATTTTCTGCATGGGTTTGTTTCCTAATCCTCTGCTCCATTCCAGTACGATACAAGGGTGCATCTTTTGTTCTGTGGTGATTCGCCAAATTTAGCCACTTAGGCAAGAAAAGGGTAGGGTTGTCTTTTCCCTTCGCCTTAAGCATAGCTTGCAACTTTCTAGTCGCCTCCATGGTAGCCTTTTTCCTGGCGTTGAAAGCTGTAGCTGGATAACGTGCTACGGCATCTTTACGCAACTCAGCTTTCAATTTACCAACGATGATCCCAGCGTCATATCTCGGTATGTACAGGTCAGGTTTTTGATCGGTGTACTCGCCTCGGCTCTCTAACTCCACTGTGAAACGCTCTCTCCTTTGACTTAACAAATGCTCGTTCAAAACTTCCGGATTCTCTGGTGGCACAGTTGTCGCCAACCTAGGCATAGGTATGCTTGGTTCTGGAATGTCCGGTTCCTGAACATGCACTGCAGGAATCAACGTCATGTGAGGTAAGAATAAATTGGCCTTAGGGTCTTGATAGGCCGGATCATCTCTACTCAACATTGTGTGACCCCCTCTCTGGACGATATCTCTAGGTAAGAAATCAGACCAAAGGCTCGCAGGATACTCGCTCTCCACAAACTTGCGATTAACGCAATACTCTGGTTTGGCCGCCAATACGTACCTCGTGTCAGGAGGCAAAATCTTCAAGAGACTTTTGATGTTCACACTATGCTCCTTCACTATCCTAACAGGTTCGCCAGGTATGTAATAAGGAGCATAATGCATGATCTCTTTCAGAACTATATTGTCAGCCACTGCTAGTGTCGATTCATATGTTTGGTTGAATAAACAACACCAGATGATGTGAGGAGCTCGAGTGCCCAACACGTACAACGTTCTTGCG